GAGGATCGGATGATTGCCGGAGATTACAAGAATTTCGACAAAGAAATGCTAGCTGAGTTCATGCTCGAGGCTTTCAATGTCATCATTGACATCTACCGGCACAGTGGAGCGCCCGAAGAGGTGCTCACAATAATTGCTGCCATTGGCGAGGACATCTCGTTTCCCATCTGCAATGTCAATGGGGACTTGTATGAGTTTTTCGGCAGCAATCCATCTGGCCAACCACTAACGGTCATTCTCAACTCGATTGTGAACGTGCTTTATTTGCGCTATACTTATCGAGTACTGAACCCCGACCAAGAGTCAGCGTCATTCGTTAAGAATGTCGTGGTCTCGACGTATGGGGACGATAATGTCTTCGGAGTGAGTGAGAAGTGCCCCTGGTACAATCACACGTCGATTCAGAGCGCGTTGAGCGATATTGGATTGACATACACGATGGCGGACAAGACGAGTGAGAGTGTCCCATATATCCACATTGACGACGTCACATACCTTAAGCGTAGTTGGCGTTGGGACAGTGAAGTAGAAGCGTTTTTGTGCCCTCTTGAAGAGGAGTCCATTGTAAAATCGCTCACTGTGTGGATCCCTTCCGAAACTTTGGATAAGTACAAGCATTTATTGCAGGTCGTAACTGCGGCTAGCAACGAGTACTTTTTCTATGGTAGGGAGGTCTATGAGGAGAAGAGGAAATTTTTTTGTAGTGTGCTCGCCCAAGAGCCCTATTGTTTTTATGTAAAAACAACACCACTGCCAGCGTATGATCACCTGGTGGCGAGATTCAAGGGCCTTGAGCCCTCTGTCGGTGCGATCGCCGACTCGGGAGAGCGTGTTGAGCTACTCGCACTCCTTAAAGATCCCTGGCTATTCAACAACAATCAAGAGGATATCACCCGTGGAAGTGAGGATGTTGAGGTAATCACTGAAAGTATTGCCCCTCTTGTGCAGTGTAGGGTTACTGCGCAAGCTGAGATTGAAACCTATGAGATCCAGTCCGCCGACGTACAAGATTTGAACGTTGGCCGTGGCGGAGAGACTGTGGAGGTTGTAACTTTCATAGACAATTCGTCAGGACAGGTCGAGGACGTGCCACGTGAACACAGCCTTTTGGCATCTAGTGGTGCGACCGAACACACGAGTTTGGGCCAGTTCCTTATGCGACCGACAAAGATCGATTCGCGCACCTGGACTACTGCGACCAGCACAGGTATTCTCGGAACAGTGCTACAACCATGGTACGATTTTCTGAACAACCCTGTCATTCGCAACAAGCTCAACAACTTCGCGTTTATTCGTGGCACACTATGTATGAAGATCATAGTCAACGCAACGCCGTTTCATTATGGTAGTATGCGTGTCGCTTATGAACCGAACGTGAATGCCGCGGGCACGGGGGATCGGGTCAGTAAGATCCGAACCAATCCCACATCTGCCCTACCGTTGAT